GACTTGGTTGATTTAATCCCTGATATTTTGAGTCTGGGGATTTCGTCGTTTGCTGATTACCATGCTGATGCACAAGCAGACATTGAGCGCGAGATTCGCATCAAGTGGTGGTCTAAGACTGGCTATGTTGGTGAGATGAAATCAAACCTGCTAACCAGCACTCAATGGACTAAGGCAAGTGCTTATTTGGTCTTGTGGAAGTATGCGCTTCCTCAGTTGACTAACTGGATTCCTGAAGACCGCTTTCAAATCATGATGGATCACTATAAGGCTCGTTATAACGACGAGATGGCATCTGTTTTTGCTGATGGCGTTGAATACGATTACAACGAAGATTCAAGCATTAGCGATTCAGAAAAGAGTGTGACTATCATTAGCCGATTGGTGCGGTAATGCGTGTAAAAGATGTCACGATTGATGCGAGTGAGCTTGAACGCACACTAAAAAAAGCACCATCTGACATTCAAAAGCAGATTCAAAAGTCGTTGCTTAAAACGGCTCAATTTGGCACACAGGTGATTCTTGATCGCACTGAAGCTGGTGTTGGCTACAAAGGAAAGTTCAAAGACTATTCGCCAGCTTATGCTAAATTCAGAACAAAAAAAGGCCGTCAATTGACGCCTGATTTGAATTTTAGCGGTCGTATGCTTGGAAGCATCAAGCAAAAAAATGAATCGCGCAATGTTGCAAAGATTTATTTTGGCAGAGCTGAAGAAGCAAAGAAGGCCGCTTCAAACGATAAACTGCGTCCGTTCTTTGGATTTAACAGCATTGAAAAAGATCGCTTGCGTCGATTCTTTAACAAGGACTTCAAATGAGTAAGCGTGAATCTATTGCATCGAATCTTGTAAGCACATTGCAAGCTGTTACGCAAATCAAGAAAGTTACACGCGAGCCTTTTGATTTTCAAAAGCTGTCAAATGCTCAATTTCCTGCTGTGCTTGTCCAGACTGCAAGCGAATCGCGATCTGATATCACAATTGGTGATTCAAGTATCACTCGTGAAGGTTCAATTGATTATTTGATTGTTGGCTACACAAAGGGCGTTTCAATTGATACTGCTCGCAATCAATTGGTTGAATACATTGAAGAAGCATTAGACGTTGATCGCACTCGTGGTGGTTATGCGTTAGATAATCAAATCGTATCTGTAGAAACTGATGAAGGTTCAATTGATCCGATTGGTGGGGTTCTCGTCACTGTACGAGTTCTATATAATTTTACTCGTGGCGCAACTTAAGCGCAAATTCCGAAAGGTTAGATCATGGCTACTCACAAAGGCTCTGAAGGTACGGTCAAAATCGGTGCAAATGCAATTGCCGAAATTCGTACTTGGACAATCAATGAAACCGCCGATACTCTGGAAGACACCACAATGGGTGATTCGGCTCGCACTTACAAGCCTTCGTTGACATCTTGGGATGGCTCGATGGATGTTTATTGGGACGAAACCGATTCCAATGGCCAAGGCGCTGCAACCATTGGCGCAGAAATCACTTTGAACGTGTACCCCGAAGGTGCAACGTCTGGTGATAGCTACTACACTGGTTCTGCCATTGTGACTGGCGTTTCTCGCACAGCATCTTTTGATGGCATGGTCGAAGCATCGTTGACCTTCCAAGGTACTGGCGCATTGTCTGCAACTACGGTGGCCTAATGAGTCTTGCTAAACGTATAGCCGCTAGTCGGCAATCAAATCGCAAGTCTTTTGAAGTGGCGGAGTGGGGTGATGATGGCGTCCCACTCACCGTTTATGTTGGGGTGCTGACGTGTGCAGATGTTGATCGTTTGCAACGTAAGCATCAAAACTTCATGAGCAATCCAACTGTTGCCGCAATGGTTGATTTGATTATCATGAAGGCAGAAGACAAAGACGGTGAAAAGCTGTTTACGCTGGAAGACAAGCCAATTTTGATGCGTGAATCAGTTGCCATTATCAGCAAGATTGCTGGTGAAATGTTTTCCTCAGTTGAAAAGCAAGAAGACTTGGGAAACGACTAAAAGCCGACACAATGAGGTTTAACCTCATTGCGTTGGCCGACAGATTGCATAAGACCATTGAAGAAATCGAGCAAATTTCGGTTTCTGAATTGAATGAATGGTTTGCGTATTTTGATCTGCGCGATGAGGTAAACAATGGCCGCAAATGATGTCAACATCCGAATAAAAGCAGTTGATGAAACAAAACGTGCTTTTGATAGCGTCAAGGGCTCGTTGGGCGGGCTTAAAAGCGCAGTGTTTAGCGTACAGGGCGCAATCGCTGGCATTGCTGGTGGCTTTATTGCTAAGACGTTCATTGATGCAAACGTCAGTTTTCAGCGCCTTGAAGCAAGCCTAATCACCTTTACTGGCTCAGCAGACGCAGCGGCAGCGCAGTTCAAGATTCTTCAAGATTTTGCATCCAAGACGCCATTTCAACTTGAAGAAGTTGTTGGAGGCTTCAATAAGCTAGTTGCTCGCGGTATCAACCCAACTATTCAAACATTTGAATCGTTTGGAAACATTGCTGCTGGCACTGGTAAGACGCTAGATCAATTTGTTGAGGCAGTTGCTGATGCTGCTGTTGGTGAATTTGAGCGACTAAAAGAGTTCGGCATTAAGGCGCGAGTTGAGGGTGATAACGTCCGCATGACGTTTGGTGGCGTTACAACTCAAATCGGCAATAACTCAAATGAAATTCTTGGATATCTTGAGAAACTTGGCAATACAAAGTTTGCTGGTGGCATTGAACGCCAATCTAAGACGCTTGGTGGTGCATTTTCAAACCTTCAAGACGCAATCACAAATCTTGCTGTTGCAATTGGCAAGACTGGCATTAATGGCTTATTGGTTGAACTCACGCAAAACGTGACAGGTCTTGTAAATGCTTTAACAAAAAACATTGAAAAAGCATCCGATCCAGTTAAAAAATTGCGTGATGATTGGATGACTTTTAATGAAATGCTTGGCGATGTTAAAAATGTCGAAGATCGAAACAAGATCATGGACGAAATGAATCGCATCACGCAAGAAATTAACAAATACACAAGCAAAGTAGTTGAAACGAAAAAAGCAGAAATTGAAACAACACAGACGCAAACAGCAGAATTAAGCAAATTGGCAACAATTACTGTTGGGTATCGTGATGCTGTTGCGTCTGTATATGCACCCGGAATCATGGGCAAGCGTTTAACTTCTCAAGAGTATGTAAACACGCTAATCAAAGAAGAAAAGGACATGCTTCCTGAAGTCGTGTCATCTTTGGCTGTTTACGAGCAATCTGTTAAAACGCTTGGTGATTCTTTACGCGAAGTCGGTGATCGTGGCATTCAATCTGTCACTGATGGCCTTACTGACATGATTAGCGGCACAAAAACAGCCGCTGATGCGTTCCGAAGCATGGCATCAAGCATTATCAAAGACTTGATTAGGATGTACGTCCAATCACAGATTACAACGCCACTTGCCCAAATGTTTGGTATTGGTTCGTTTGGTTCTCAAGCACCAGCACCAATGCGAGTTGTTAATGTGAACGGAAATGCTACTGGTGGCCCGGTGCAAGCCAATCGAGCAACAATGGTTGGTGAGCGTGGGCCTGAGTTGTTTGTTCCTAATCAATCTGGCGCAATCATTCCGAACAATAAAATTGGCGGTGGTGGCGGTGTTGATGTGAATCAAACGATCAACGTCTCAACTGGAGTGCAGCAAACGGTACGCGCTGAAGTCATGTCGCTAATGCCTCAGATTGCTGGAGCGGCTAAAGCTGCTGTTGCTGATGCTAAACTGCGCGGCGGTGGATTTGCTGCTGCGATGAGGTAATAAATGGCTAACTACACATTTCCTTCAATTGGTCTGCGTTCGATGAATATCAGGGCGCGTAATGTGGTTTCTGTGTCGTCTAGCCCGTTTACTGGACAGCAGCAGGTTTACAAGCATCAAGGCCAATGGTGGGAGGCTGAAGTTACTTTGCCACCAATGAAGCGCGATGATGCTGAAACAGTTGCTGCTTTTTTAATCAAGTTGAATGGTCAATACAATACGTTCAACTTGGGTGATCCGGCCAACACGTCTCCGCGAGGTGTTGGCACTGGTACGCCTTTGGTAAATGGTGGAAGCCAAACAGGTTCAAGCCTTGTAACTGATGGCTGGACGACAAGCACGACAGGTATTTTGAAGGCTGGTGATTGGATTCAGTTGGGTTCTGGTGCATCGTCTAAGTTGCATAAGGTTCTTGATGATGTGAACTCAGATGCTTCAGGTAATGCAACAATCAGCATTTGGCCTGATTTGCGTTCTAGCCCGTTGGACAACGCAACGATCACCATTTCAAGCCCAAAAGGTACATGGCGGCTTGCAAGCAACGAAATCAACTATTCAATTGATGAGGCAAGCGTATATGGCATCACGTTTGCCTGCGTGGAGGCGTTATGAGTCGAGATTTAACGACTGCTGTCGCAAATGAAGTTGAGGCGGCTGAAGTTCAGCCGTTTTTGCTATTTGAAGGCGAATTTGTATCTGGTTATGTCCGCGCATGGTCTGGAATTGGTGATCTTGTCTGGAACAGCCAAACATGGACAGGAACAGGAACATTACTGTCAATCAGTGATATTCAAGAAACATCTGATGGTTCTGCACAAGGCATCACAGCAACTTTATCCGGTGTTCCATCTGCTTTGATTTCGCTTGCATTGCAAGATGTTCGCCAGGGTAAATCGGGCAAGGTTTGGCTTGGTTTCTTGAATAATGGGATAGTTGATGATCCTGTTTTGCTTTTTGAAGGTCGCTTAGATGTTCCTGTAATCAATGAATCTGGTGATACTGCATCAATCAGCATTTCATACGAATCGCGTTTGATTGATTTACAGCGACAACGCGAACATCTTTACACGGATGAAGATCAACAGGGGTTGTTTGCTGGTGATCTTGGATGTCAGTTTGTGACTTCAATTCAAGAAATCACTTTGAATTGGGGCAAGACATGAGGCTAGATGGCTGGGAAAAACTGCTGAATCAGCATCTTGAAACTGTTGGCGAGTTTCAATGGGGTACCAATGATTGCTGCATGTTTGCTGTGGGATGCGTAGAGGCGATTACAGGCGTTGATTACGGCAAGCCTTATCGTGGGTACAAATCCAAGATTGGAGCCGCTAGGAGGCTTTCTGATGGCGATGGCGTTGATGGTATTGCAACCAATGCTCTTGGTGAACCAAAGAATCCAAAACTTGCAAAGCGTGGCGATGTTGTGATGTTTGATATTGGCTTTGGAGATAGTCTTGGCTTGTGCTTAGGAAGTAAAATTGCTGCTGTATCTGAACAAGGCTTGATGTTTATTCCAATGAGCAAAGCCATTAAAGCGTGGAGTGTTTGACATGCCAGAAG